CACAGAATTAATCTCTTATTCGGGTGTATCAGGTAATAATCTAACGGGTATTGTAAGAGCAGTTAATGGTTCGACAAGAGCCGCACACTCAAATGGTGCAACTGTAACCAACGCTGCAGACTTTGTTGATTGGGGTGAGGCCTCTTCTGCGTCAGAGGTGAGCCTTGAACCTGGGCTTTGGTCATTGAGTAATTTTGGTCAGGTCTTGGTTGCAACAATTGCGAATGGTAAAACTTTTACATGGAACGCTGGAGATGCTGCAAGATTGACAACCAGAGCGTCAACATCCACATCTGGTTTTTCTACATCAGCTAACCCGACAGCAACAAGAGTCACACTAGTGTCACCTACAACACGTCACTTGATTCATTTAGGCACAGAAACAACTATAGGAAACACTGCAACTCAAGATGACATGTTTATAAGATTTTCAGATCAAGAAGATATAAATGATTATACACCAACAGCAATTAACACTGCAGGTACTCAAAGATTACAGGATGGTACAAAAATCATGGGTGCTTTAAAAGGTAAAGAATCTATTTTAATTTGGACTGATAATGCATTGTATACGATGAAGTTTATCGGAGCACCTTTTACTTTTGGATTTGAACAGGTCGGTACTAACTGTGGATTGATAGGTAAAAATGCAGTTGTAGAGATAGATGGTAATGCTTTTTGGATGAGTCCGAATGGTTTCTTTATGTTTGATGGTACGGTTAAATCACTGCCATGTTCTGTTGAAGATTATGTCTATGACCAAGCAGATACTACAAAAGGTCAACAGATATATGCAGGTTTAAATAATCAATTTACAGAGGTGATATGGTACTATCCATCAACCAATTCTGCTTATAACGATCAATATGTTGTATTTAATTATGGTCAAGAAATGAGAGGTGGTGTTTGGTATATCGGAACAGAATCAAGGACTTCTTGGATTGACGGAACAGTTTATCCAAAACCTTTTGCAACTAAATTCAATGCCTCAGCATCAGGTAGTTTTCCTGAAGTTATTGGTGAAGATGGTTTAGGTCAAACAACCTTATTTGAACATGAAATCGGAACCGATCAAGTCAATGCAGACGGTAGCACAACCACAGTTACATCATTTGTAAAATCATATGACTTTGATTTACAATCAAGACAAAGAGATGCGCAAGGTAAATCAAGTGGTCCTTCAGTTGCGGGAGAGGTATTTTTAGCTATGAGAAGATTTGTTCCTGACTTTAAAGACCTACAGGGTAATGCAAAAGTAACATTGGCTGTCAAACGTTATCCACAACAATCAGAGACACAGACAACTCTAAGTCCTTTTACAATAAACTCATCTACAGATAAAAAAGATACAAGGGCCAGAGGAAGATATGTTAATATAAAAATAGAAAATACCAGTGTCAGTGAATCCTGGAGATTTGGAACTTTAAAAATAGACATACAACCGGATGGACGTAGATAATGGCTAAAGTAGTAGTAAGATTACCAGAACCAAAAGAAGAGTATGATTTTTCTAACCAGAAACAAATCAATAGAGCAATTACTTTAATTGTAGAACAATTAAATTCTACATTTTTAAACGAACAGAAACAAGAACAAGAAAGGTTTGCGTGGTTTAATGGCTAACATATATACAAATGCAAAGGTAGATCTAACTACCACTTCGGAAACAACTTTATATACGGCGCCTAGTAATTCTAGAGCGATTGTAAAATCTATTTTGGTATCAAACGATGCTGGAAGTGCAGCAACAATAACAGTGACATTGACTAATGCGGCAGGCGCTGTATTTAGTTTATTTAAGGTTAAGTCAATAGCTTCTAATACTGCAGAACAATTGTTAACAGAACCTTTGATATTATTGGAAAGTGAGATATTGAAAGTTACCGCATCTGATGCTAATGAGTTACATGTGGTAGCATCATTATTAGAAATTAACAGAGATTAAGGAGAAAAGATGGCGTTCATAGAAGAAGGAGAAGTAGCATACACAATGATAAACGGTAAGAAAGTACCGGTTGTCAAGTGTGAGACAGAGGTGGTATTGAGAAATACCAAGACAAATAAAGAGTATAATTCAGATAAGGAAGCAGAGGATGATATTGCAAACCCATCTACTGATACCAAAAAAGAAGACGTTACAAGGTCTTTAAAGATAAAAGTAGCTGCAATGCCACCACTTGGTGCTGGATCTGATGAGGAATAATATTGTAAACCAAGGTAAACTTATATAAAATAGAACGATGGCAATCACAAGAGCACAACAGGCAAAACAGATGTTACGAGACGGTGGAGTCACGGAGGACATAGGTTTCAGTATAGTTAAACCATCTAAAGATGGTAGAAGACCTGGATATAGATTTGGAGACGAAAGAGATGAAGCTGGTTTTGATGCAGGAAGAAATCAAGATAATTTTGGAGGTGGTGGTGGTGAAGGAGAAAATAATCCATTTGAAAGACAAGCAAAACAAAGAGCAGCTAAAGTTGCTGCTGACCAAAAAGCAGCTAGAGATAGAGAAAATGCAAGAATAGTTGAACAACAAAAAAAAATTTCAAAAGAACAAATAAAAAAAGCTAAAGAATTTAAAGCAAAACAAAAAAGACAGAGGGAAGCAGCTGAAAGAATAAATAAAACTAAAACATTTAAAAATTTTTTAGGAAATTTTAATCCTTTTCCAATAACAACAGCTATTGCAAAAAAAATTAGTAATTCAAAATTTGCACAAATGAATAATGCAATGCAGAGACAAAATTATTTAGACTATTTATCTCGTACTGATCCTGAGGCATTTCAAGAATTAGCTAAAGAATTAGTAGATCAAAATTTAGCAACGGCAGATATGTTAGCTTCAGATGCTAGTATAACTAGTCCTAGTCAAAGATTTGGAGCAACAGATTTTACATCAAAATCTCTTAATGTGAATAAAGACATTTTTGGTGGTCAAGAGGTCAAAGATGTTTTGGGAACAGGTTATACAGATTATTTGGATAGATTTAATACAAAAGATACCGGTGGTGGTGATGATGGTGGTATTATTCCAGTTCTTCCAAAAAAAGTAGTTGATCCAACTGATGATGGTGACGATACTACAACACCTACAAGAAACTTTGGTGGCCTTGCTCCAAGATTCGCGGGCTCTATATTTGATTTTACAGGTCTTGCAGATGGTGGACGTGCAGGTGCCATGGACGGTGGTATAATGCGTCTAGGTCTCAAAGATGGTGACCTTGCATATGATGCAAGTGATGCATCGATATTTGGATCAAGTGCGATCAGCGTTACACCAGAGACCACAATGGATGGATTTGGAAACCAGGTACAAAAAGAAATGGGAAACACTTTTAACCCACCCCTGATAGAGGATG